CACGGGATCATATAGCATGGATACTACAAACACACTATGGTTGGATTCCGTCATTAATGACCTCCAAATCAAACAAGCCGATAATCGACGAACCAGTACTGAAAGATGTTGGGAAGGATATTGCCCTAGATTTTTTGAGGATACTGGAACTGACAAAAGCGCTTGGGATGATATCCGAAGGCGTGAACGCATGGGCGAAACTTGTTACGAGGTCTAGAATACACCACCACTGTTCAGTAGCAACACAAACTTTTCGATGTGCGCATCGGAATCCAAATTTAGCACAAGTACCATCAGATGAAAGATTCAGAAAACTATTTCAAGCAACACCTGGCAAAGTTATGGTTGGTGCCGACCTTAGCGGTATTGAGCTCAGGATGCTTGCCCACTATCTCGCCAGATTTGATCAAGGACGCTATTCCAGAATCCTCCTTACCGGAGATATCCACGCCACAAATGCCGAAGCAATCGGCGTCACCAGACGACAAGTCAAAACAATCAGTTATGCCTTCCTCTACGGGGCTGGGAATCTCAAATTAGGTTATACCTATGATAAACAGTTATCAGAGGTGGAGGCTAGGAAGAAAGGTAAAGAGATACGCGAAGCCTATGTTGCTGCCATTCCAGGTCTTAAAGAACTGTTGGACGCAGTACACAAAGCTAGTGCGCGGGGTTATGTTCGCGGACTCGACAACCGTCGTATCCTGTGTGACTCGCGGCACAAATCCCTCAATTATCTCATACAAGGATCGTCAGCGATCATCGCAAAGAAATGGATGGTATTAGCATATGAAAGACTTCCTGCTGATACTCACCAACTTGCATTTGTTCATGATGAACTACAATATGAAACGAAAAAAGAAAACGTAGATGAACTTAAAAACACCCTTGAAGACTCCGCTAAAAAAGCAGGAGAATATTACAAACTTAGAACACCTATCGCAGCAGAATCCAAATCTGGAACAAACTGGGCAGAGGTCCATTGAGTGGGCAGCTGCAATTTTTGAAGGAGAAGGTTGTATTAGTCACGATAAAAAATCTAAATCTCTTGCTGTAAGTATGTCTGATAAAGATGTAGTACAAGAATTTGCAAGAGTTGTAGGTTATGGAAATGTTAACGGGCCTTCTAGTTACCCATCTTATAAGAAACATTGGAAACCAATGTATTCATGGAAAGTTCGGAAGAAATCTGAAGTAATACGGATTTTAAATTTGTTCCTACCTTATCTATTTTCAAGAAGAAAAGAGAAAGCGTTGGAAACATTAAACTATTATGAAACTATTAATTGATGCAGATTTCATCGTCTACAAAGCATGTGCGGCTGCAGAAAGTGAAGTTGACTTTGGTGATGATGTTATTCTTGTCACTAGTAACTTTAGTGATGCATACAGAGCCACCAAAAGGGAACTTACCAAACTTGAAAACAAATTTGGGTCACTCTCTACTTTAATACTGTTCTTTTCAGACAGTGAGAATTTTAGGAAGAAAATTTTACCCGCATATAAAGGCCACCGCAATCGGAAGAAGCCGTGTGGTTACAAACGTGTCATAGAAGCTTTAAAGAAAGAGTACAAGGTTATTATCAAACCAACACTCGAAGCTGATGATACTATGGGAGTATACTCCACAAAATACCCAGGTAATATCATTGTCTCACCTGACAAGGATATGAAACAGATACCAGGACAACTATATAACTTCGATGAAACATTCACAATCACGCCTGAAGAGGGAGCCAAGTGGCACCTCATCCAAACCTGCGCCGGAGATCAAACCGATGGATATGGAGGAATTTCTGGAATCGGGGTTAAACGAGCTGTTTCACTCTTCGAAGAAAAAGGGTATACCTGGAAAACAGTAGTTGAAGCCTTTGTAGAAAAAGGTCATACGAAAGAGGAAGCTCTAGTTAATGCTAGGCTTGCAAAGATCTTAACCGCAGAGGACTATGACTTCAAAAATAAAAAACCAATCTTATGGTCCCCCGCCACCGATTATAAAATTAACAGTGGAACAGGATCTAAAGATGAGATTGATGGAGGATAGATTAAACAGTGGCGAGGTTGATATGAAAGATCTTGTTACTGTTTTTCTAGCCTTACAAAGACAAAACTTTTGTCTATCTAATTCCATAATGAATTTAGTTGAGAAATGGCCACCACCCCCAAACCTGACACCGGAAGATACGCAGTTATTAAATTCTTTAATAAACCAATAGTTGATAAAATACTTGCACTTGTTAATTATGATCAACTAACTAACGGACTTGATTCACTCAATAATAGTATAAAAAAACAAGATACTGCTACTGTCCGTAAATTAAAAAATAACAGAGAATTTACTGGAAAAGCTTTTAGTGATAAGGTGTTTGAAATAAAACAACCTGAAGTATTCTCAATGCCATGGGTTGAATTTACATACCCAAAGAGAATTTCTAATATTATTTATTCTTCAATGAAAAAAGGTGGTTATTACAGACCACATTTGGATGGAGAAAATTTAGGTCACTTTAGCACTACTATATTTTTAGCTCATCCTAATACTTATAAAGGCGGTGAGCTAGAGTTATATTTAAATGGTGAATTAAAAGAATTTAAATTAAGACCTGGTTATGGTGTAGTATATGAGACTGGTATACCACATCAAGTAAAAGAAGTTATAACAGGAGAACGTAAGGTATTATGTTTTTGGACAACTTCTAAAATACCATGTATGCCAGATCTTTATGAATATAGAGGCTGGCAAAATTATGGCAAAAGTTTTTTAGCGAATAAAAAGGGATCATTTTACCCACAAACACCAGATGACGTCGCTACTAGCTTAGAAGAATTTATGGAGAAAAAACCAGTCCAAGCATTGAATGCTATGAGTTATATAGCTAGGAAACATTCATGAAAGATTCTAATGGCCCTAAGTATTATAAACGAGGCAGTATAGATGTCTGGGATTTCATCAGAGACCAAGAGTTAAATTTTCACCTCGGTAATGCTATCAAGTATATCTGCAGAGCAGGTCATAAAGATAGTAAAATACAAGATCTAGAAAAAGCAATCCACTACCTAACAAATGAACTTGACAATGAAAAAGACCTTTATTTCAGAGCAAGCCAAGGCATTCCGTGGCCACTACGGTCTGAAGAACAATCCCACAAGGCAGCAACGATCTCATCAGAAGGATCTGATAGTTGAGGAGTTTAAAGAATTCCTTGAGGCTGATGGGATGATGTTCAGACATGGTAAAAATGCTCAGGAAGAAACGTTAAAGGAACTTGCTGATTTAGTCTATGTATGTTACCAATATGCTGAGAATATGCATTGGTTTTTAGATGAAGCGTTAAATAGAATACATGAAAGTAACATGTCTAAGCTCGATGAGGATGGTAAACCTATTCGTCGAGAAGATGGCAAGGTCTTAAAAGGACCAAATTATAAACCACCAAACTTGTCTGATTTAATTTGAAATGACTGCTGAACTTATTTCCCGCACTGGTCGGGTCCAATCATGGTTGGATAACCCAGAATCAAGACTCCCAGTGAGCTGCACCGTTTTCGTCGTAGAGGATTCTATGGAGGGAGAAAATGGAATTGAAGCAAGCTGGAGATACGTCAGCCACGGACTCCGCTTTGGAGCAGGAGTTGCTGTGCATTTATCAAAGCTCCGTCCCAAAGGAGCAGAAAACGGAAAAGGTCTTACGGCTTCTGGCCCAGTATCCTTCGGAAAAATTTACTCATCACTCAATGAAACACTCAGAAGGGGCGGCGTCTATAAGAACGGCGCTGTGGTTTTGCATTTGGACTTGTGCCATCCTGACATCCTTGAGTTTATTACTACTCCCAGGGCGGAACTCCCGTGGGTTAAACGATGCGTCGACATTGATCCGGGATGGTGGCAAAGCTGTAATAATCAAGTAAAAGATGCTTTATTACATGGCATCAAGTCAGGTGATATCTGGCTAAACAAAATTAAATATGATAACAATGGAACTAGAATCTATGGCAACGTGTGTCTTGAGGTTTACTTGCCCTCACGTGGAACATGCTTGTTACAGCATGTCAATCTCGCAGCCTGTGAACTTGGCACCATCCAAGAGGCTTTCACTCAAGGTATGTCCGAATTGTGCGAGCTCCATGGTAGGACAGGTGTTGGAACAACTGGAGAATACTTGCCAGCTGATATCGACCGCCAAGTTGGGCTCGGAGTTCTCGGCCTCGCCAACCTACTTGCAAGATACAGAGTAACTTACGAGGAATTTGGTAGAGAATTAGAGAACGTTAACAAAGGTGAATATGGTACTGGTATCGCTTACCAGCTAGCATTTAGTTTAATGTTAGGTGTTCAAAAAGCTGCTGATATCGCCGAAGATAATAATATGGTAAGAGCTTTTGCTATAGCTCCTACTGCCTCATGCTCATATAAGAGTGAGAGTTTGGACGGCTTCACATCTACACCAGAAATAGCACCACCTATAAGCACCTGGGTTGATCGCGATAGCGGTACCTTCGGTGTCAAAAGGTACAAATATGGCGATGTAGAGATCGCTAGTGAAGTAGGCTGGGATGCTTACAAGAAAGTAGCTGATCAGATAATGATCATGCTAGATAATACGGGACTTCTTCACGGATACTCATTCAACTCTTGGAGTGATGTGGTAACCTACGATCGTGAATTCGTGGAAGAGTGGATGGCATCGCCGCAAACCTCCCTTTACTATAGTCTTCAAGTAATGGGTGACACACAAGATAAGACCGATGCGTATGCAGCATTAGATCAAAGTGAAGTCGATGATTACTTGCAGGACATTCTCGGAAACGAGCCTGTAACCTGTGATTGTCAAGAGTAATGAGAACACATCCTTATCAAAAATTATTAGATAGAAAAAGAACATGGACACCAGTCCAAGGAACCAAGGGTATATGTCGTGAAGGATCTGAAGAGACCATCAAACGTGCCCTCGCAATACGTCATATGGAGTTACCAGTTGGTACCTTCATTTCGGAAGCACTTGAAAAAGATGTTCCCGATAACGCTAGAACATTATTAGAATCAAACGTCAAAGACGAAATTAAGCATGATATTGCTTTACAGTACCTAGTAAATGCCATAGGTGCAGATGAAAATGCAGAAAAAGAAGCTCTTCTTTTACGTAAAGCTTGGGAAGAGCATCCTGACCACACTATTACAAAAGCTTTGGTAGCAGAACGTGCAATATTTTTTGTCCTTCTTCCCTTCTTTCGTTTTAATGGCGACGGTGCTACTCGTACTGTCAGCGCCGACATTTCAAGAGATGAACAAATCCATGTTGCAACTAATTCCCTTGTATGTCGTGAGTTGGGTTTATCTCCTAGTAAATCTTTGGATAAACTTAGGAAGGCCACCATTAACTGGGTTGTTCAACCCCTAGGTATAAATACTACCTGTAAATATTTGGACAAAAAATTCTGGCTAGATGCGAGCGATCGCTTAATGTATGAAGGAAGAGCACCAGAATTAATCTCTACAAAAACCGCAAGAATGCCAGCATTTTTTGAACATGCAAACACAAATCTCCCTCAGTACGCTTAAGCTTCACAACGCTAGATTGGATGAACTAATTAGCAGGCTTGACTCTAACTTCGGTTGGAAACCAGTTCATCCTAAAGAACCAATCGAATCTATTATGTATCGGTCGGGTCAAGCCAGCGTTATTGATTATATACATTCTATTATGGAGGATGAGATTTAATGTGTATTAGTATTAGAACACCTAGTCCGCCACCACCACCACCTTTACCGCCACCACCTCCTGCTCCAGCGCCTCCTAAAGAACCTGCACCAGAACCTGTGAATCTTCAACAAGATATCAACCCACAAGTTAGGCAGACTTCTAGCAAGAAGACGCAAGAGCAGACAACAGGTACAGGTGCGTTGAGGATTCCATTGAATCCAGTAGCAACACCAAATACCACACCTAAATCGGGGGTTAATAATCCATGAGCGCACGTGAGAGATATGAACAATTAAGAACCAATCGTTCTCAGTTCCTGGACACGGCTGTTGATTGTTCGGCCCTTACGTTACCTTATTTAATTTCAGACGATACAAATACAAAGATTAGGCATAAATCATTAAAGACTCCATGGCAGAGTGTGGGTGCTAAGGTGGTAGTAACATTGGCAGCAAAATTAATGCTGGCTCTGCTACCACCTCAGACCACATTCTTTAAACTACAAGTCAGAGATGATAAACTTGGTGAAGACGTGCCACCTGAAGTTCGTAGCGAATTAGATCTATCCTTCTCTAAAATGGAGAGGATGAT